ACAAATCATTAGAAGAATTAGGTTTTGAATTATATGACGAATTATTTGATTACAGTTTTGATTCAATAAAAGATAACAAAAAAAGATTAAATGCTATTTTAGATCAAGTTGAAAGTATTGTTGATAAAGATTATCAAAACTTATATAATTTGATTGCAGAAAAAGCAGAAAGAAACTATAATATACTAAAGAATATTAGGTTTGACATCAGCAAAGTACCTGACAGTATTTTGCAATTTGGCGGCTACGAACAATTAGTTAAGGACATGAAATGAGTACAATAGGATTTATTGGTGTAGGTAAATTAGGTGAACCTTGCGCCACTGAAATAATTAAAAAAGGACATACAGTAAAAGGATATGATATTGCTTCGTTTGACAGTGAACATATCGAAGTAGCAGAAACTATCAAGGATTGTGTAAAAGACAGTGATATTGTATTTGTTGCAGTACCAACACCACATCATCCTGATTATGATGGTAGACGTCCTACAAGTCATTTAGAACCCAAAGACTTTGATTATTCTATTGTAATTGATGTATTAAAAGAAGCAAACAAACATATGAACAAAAAACAGTTGCTTGTTTTAATATCAACCGTGTTACCTGGAACAACACGTAGAGAATTTGTTCCGCTGGTTACTAATACACGGTTTGTATATAATCCTTATCTAATTGCAATGGGTACTGTAGGTTGGGACATGGTCAATCCTGAAATGATTATGATTGGCACCGACGATGGCAGTGAAACAGGTGATGCAAAGCAGTTGCGTGATTTTTACGACACAGTAATGGAAAACGATCCACGTTACGTTATAGGAACATATGACGAATGCGAATGTATTAAAGTTTTTTACAATACGTTTATTAGTACAAAACTAAGTCTTGTTAATATGATGCAAGATGTAGCACAAAAACAAGGCAACATTAATGTTGATGTAGTTACTAAAGCACTTGCTGATTCAACAATGCGTATTATGAGTGATCGTTATATGACAGCAGGCATGGGAGACGGTGGCAGTTGTCATCCAAGAGATAATATTGCATTGCGATATATGGCAAAAGAATTAGACTTGCAGTATGATATCTTTGATAGTATTATGACAGCAAGAGAAGTACAAGCAAAAAATCTTGCAAAATTTGTTATTGAAACAAAAGAAAAATTCGGCGGCAATATTATATTAAATGGAATATCATATAAACCGGGTGTAAATTATATCGACGGAAGTTATGCACTTCTTGTTGATCATTATATTAAAGAGTTAGGACACTCGGCAATTTATATCGATCCATTAGCAAGTGAAATGCCAAGTAGTGCGGCATCAATAGGAGGCATTGTTTTAATGTGCCATCCTGAAATGTATTTAGACTATTCAACTGACAGTATTATTATTGATCCTTGGAGACAAGTAGAGAAGGATCCAAGGTATATGGTAATACATTACGGAAATACTAGATGATTTATTCTAAAACAAAACCACTGTTGTATTTTTCAGAAGTAGCAGGAAAGTCTTTCAATTGGTATTGTGGTGATGACTTTGAAAACTTTGTCGCCAGCAATAAACCTGATTGGAGATATTTTAAAACAGCGGCAAGTTTAGAATACAAGTTTAATAGTTTAGGATATAGAACAAAAGAATTAGATAACTTAGGAGATTATATTTTAGTCTTTGGGTGTAGTTATACTGAAGGTGTTGGGTTGTTTGATGACGAAATTTGGTGTAATGTACTAGGTAAAGATTTAGACATAGAAGTTGTTAATTTAGCAAAGGCCGGAACAGGACCCGATATCATTAATATCAATACACAGTTGTTTGTTAAAAATAAGTTTGTTAAACCACGAGCAGTTGTTGTACAATGGCCCCAATCATCGAGAAAAAGTTTTGGTTATATAGAACGTGAAGGTTTATTTAAAAAAGCAATTAGATTAGAAGATAGAAATATTCAATGGGATAATGTTTTAGACGAACCTGCTGATACTTACGAAATGAGAGATTCACAATGGTATTTTAAGCGTTGGGCAGTAGAAGACGGACAAATGATGTTTGAAAATAGTTTACATATTAATAGTGTAAACAACTTATGGAACGCACTAGGCGTTCCAGTCTTTCATTGGACCTTCCAAGGAGACTATGTTACTTCTTATGATAAGGATATGTTTGCCAAAATTAATTTAGATAATAAAGATAGAGCACGAGACAACGCACATGACGGTCCTTTGATTCATCAGGAAGTAGTAGATAAAATTAGGGATAACGTAAGATGTATGATATAGTTTTTATTAGTTATGGAGAACCCCACGCTGACCAAAACTTTGAAATGTTAAAAAGTAAATTTCCTATGGTCAAGCGTGTAAAAGATGTAGACGGAATCCATCAAGCACACGTACTTGCGGCTAAAAAATGTTTTACTAAAATGTTTTGGGTAGTTGATGGCGATGCAGTACTTCAAAACGATTTTAATTTTGATTACGAGGTTTCCGAGTGGGATTTAGAGACAGTTCATGTATGGAGAAGTCTAAATCCTGTAAACAACTTGGAATATGGATACGGTGGTGTTAAACTTCTCCCTAGATCACTCACACTGAACATGGACACCACCGTACCCGACATGACAACTAGTATTAGTAGTAAATTTAAAGCAATGCCTGAAGTAAGCAACATGACTGTTTTTGATACTGATGAATTTTCAACTTGGAAGAGTGCATTTAGAGAATGTGCAAAATTAGCAAGTAGAACTATTAAAGGTCAAGTAGACGAAGAAACAGAAAAACGTTTAGAAACTTGGTGTACAGTAGGAAACGGACCGTACGGCAAATATGCTATTCATGGTGCTCTAATAGGAAAGCACTGGGGCGAACAATATAAAGACAATAAAGAAATGTTATATAAGATTAATGACTTTAAATGGTTAAAGGAACAATTTGACGATTATGCAGATTCCATTTAAAGACATAGTTAAGTTCGGACAAAAAACAATGTTAGACACTAAGTTGTTTAACGTTAGTTGGATCCTTGGACGTTTTTGTAATTACAAATGTAGTTACTGTTGGCCTTATGCTAATACTGATAAGCCAGATCATCAACCTTTTGAAATTTATACTAAGACGATTGATGAAATTAAACGCCAAGCAAGAGCAAACGGATTTACAGATTTTCATTTCAGTTTTTCAGGCGGCGAGCCAACCGCATACAAAAATTTTGGCGAACTCGTAGAGTATTACTGTAGCGATACAGAAGCACCTTACCAAAGTTTACATATGACAACAAACTTGTCGCCTGGATCTAAATGGTGGGGTAGGTTTATTGATGCAACAGCAAATCTATCACGCAGAAGCGTAACAGCAAGTTATCATGCCGAATTTGCAAATGAACAAGAGTTTGGTGATAAGTGCTTACAACTCATGAAAGGTGGTGTATATGTTACAATTAATCAAGTCATGGTTCCAACGCTTTTCGAAACACTATTCGAACGTTGTGAACGATTTGCCGCCAGAGGTATTAATGTCACTCTCAAGCCTCAATCCGACCCAACTGCCTCCTACGTGGTGGAAGGATATACCAAAGAGCAAATCAAAATCATGCAAGAAGGATTCCCCCAAAAAGTCGAAGACGAAGAAGTCTACCAAATAAAACTTACGGACGGAATTCAGGATTACTATATGGACCAAGCAGAGCGTTTCAATGCTTTTGACTTTAATCGTTTTAAAGGATGGAACTGCTCTGCAGGATATCAAAGTTGTATTATACGCGGCGAAGAAGTTAAGAGGGCATACAGTTGTGCGGAAGAGCCTTTAGGCACGCTGTACGACGGTTTTACGCTGTTTAAAGCACCATCTAAATGCATTACTGATACCTGTGTAAGCAGTGCAGACAGCAAAATACCAAAGGTAAAGTTATGAGAATTGAATTAGAAGATATTATGTTTTGGATGGACGCTATTAGGAATAGCGAAGACAAGTATCGAACATTAGAAAGTTTTTGGAAAGGACAACTACGTAGTAAGCGTTGGTTAGTTGAACAATTAGAAGAGTCTGCTTTGCCTACTAAAAATAAAATTGTAATACACGGTGGTTGGAACGGAGTACTTGCTAGTCTTATTTTTAACAGTAAAGTAAATGTTAGTCATATTACATCAGTTGATGTTGATCCTGAATGCCAACAAATTGCTAGTACAATAAACAAACGTCAAGAAATGTCCGGAGCATTTACAGCCGTTACAGCAGATATGTGTGATTATAAGTACGAAGCAGACATTGTTATTAACACGAGTTGTGAACATATTACACAGGAACAATATGAGCAGTGGTTAAACAATGTACCTGACAATGCTACTATTATATTACAAAGTAATAATTACGATGAACTTGATGAACATATTAGATGTGCAAAAGGTATCAACCACTTTACAACACAAAGTCAAATTAAACCTTTCTTTAGAGGAACATTCCCTCAACAGAAATACGAACGTTATATGATTATAGGTAAGAAGCAGTAATGTATAAACTAGACGAGATAAGAGCAATACATTTAGAAGTCACTTCAAAGTGTCAAGCCTCTTGTCCTATGTGTGCAAGAAATTTACAAGGCGGCCCATTAAATCCTTTTCTTAAATTAAATGAAGTTGACCTAGGAACTTTTGTTAACTGGATACCGAGAAACATTGTACGACAACTAGATCGTTTGTATATGTGTGGTAACTTTGGTGATCCTATTATTGCAAAAGACACACTTGAAATATTTGAATATCTACGTGAAACAAATTCATCAATTAGCCTAAGTATGAATACAAACGGAAGTGCTAGAGATACAAAGTGGTTTGAAAAACTTGCTAAATTAAATGTGCGTGTTCGTTTTGGTATTGACGGATTAGAAGATACACACAGCAAATATCGTATTGGTACAGACTGGAATAAAATTTTAGAAAATGCAAGAGCATTTATTAATGCTGGCGGATACGCTATATGGGATATGTTGATCTTCAGTCATAATTCTCATCAAGTTGATCGTTGTAGAGATATGGCAGGTGATATGGGGTTTAAAGAATTCTATAGTAAAAACACAAGCAGATTTAGAGATGATGCGTTACCTGTACTTGACAAAAACGGAAAACAAGTTGATGTGCTATACCCGACAGAAAAAAGTACACAACAGAAAGAAAAAATTAAACAAGTAAAAGCATCTGAAGAGGTGTGTACTATTAAATGTAAAGTAAAAGAAGAACGTGCAATTTATATAGGTGCTAATGGAAATCTATTACCTTGTTGCTGGCTGGATCATGATTATATACAACCTACATCAACAAGTAGAATTGACTTTTTAAATCATTTTGGAAATTACCCTAATTTGCATAGTAATACTATGCAAGAAATATTCGATGACGGATTTTTTGATACAATAGAACGTGGTTGGAAAACTAATCCATTAAAAGAATGTAAAAAACAGTGCGGAACATATGACAGATTCAAAGAACAATTCAACTAAGACATTTTGTCCTTTACCGTGGATACATTTAGCAACTCGTCCTAACGGCGATGTGCGTGTATGCTGTACCGCTAATGCTAGTGGCGCAGGTGTAACTGACGACAAAGAAGTTGGACTTGTAAAACGCGACGGCGTTGCAATGAACGTTCGAGATCATACTATTGAAGAAGTGTGGAACTCAGAGCATATGCGTAACACAAGATTACAAATGTTAAACGGTGAAGTGCCTGCAAGTTGTCGTAAATGTTTTGAAGAAGAATCAAAAGGAATTAAAAGTAAACGTAATTGGGAAACAGAAGTTTGGAAGGAACGAATTGATGTTGACAGTATAGTAGCACAAACTAACGATGACGGAAGTTTACCTGTAAACATTCCATACTTTGATTTACGATTAGGTAATATGTGTAATTTAAAATGTGTTATGTGTAGTCCGCACGATAGTTCTAGTTGGATTAAAGATTGGAAATTACAATATCCACTGTACACAAATCCTCAATTAAAAGAAGATCAGGGTTGGAATCCTAATTTTGATTACACTTGGTACAAGAAAGGCAGTTTCCTTGACACAATGAAAAGTCAAGCACAGCATATTAAAGAATTATATTTTGCTGGTGGTGAGCCTTTAATGATTCCAGAGCATTATGCTATTCTTACATATATGGTTGAACAAGGGTATGCGAAGAATTGTATTTTACGTTACAACTCAAACGGCACAGAAATTAACAACGAATTATTAGAACTATGGAATAACTTTAAACACGTTAAATTTAATTTTAGTATTGATGCTATAAACGAACGTAATGACTATATAAGATATCCTAGCAAGTTTACACAAATTGAACAAAACTTAAAAGTCTTGGACAATACCCCAGATAACGTTACTGTTAACATTGCTTGTGCAGTACAAGCATTGAACGTACACCATATTGTTGATTTAGCCGAATGGAAACTAGCACAGAATTTTAAAAAGATTAATCAAATTCCTTATGGTGCTGGAGTTATAGGATTACATTTAGTCTACTTGCCTAGTTATATGAATGTAAGAGTACTACCCAAAGACATTAAACAAGAGGTAAGTGCAAAGATAACTAACTTTGCAACACATTTTTTACGTGATTTTGAATTTAATACAAATCCTTATGGTAAAGAACGTTGGTTAGGACTTGTTGATTATATGAATGCTGAAGATTGGAGTCACAAACTTCCTGCATTGCAAGAGTATTTAAAGATTAGTGACAAAACTAGGGAACAAGATTTTGTTAGTGTGTTTCCGGAATTGGAGAGTATATATGTATAGCCCAGAAATTGAAAGAGCATTGCGTTGGCAAAGTTTAGTAAACCTTGGAAACCAAGTAAAACTTAAATGGCATATTGATCATAATCAAGTTGAACAACAGTTAGAACAGTTTAAAGATAACTGGTGTCCTTACAATGTTAAAAAAGACAAATACAATAATCGTTGGGGTCTTCCGGTAACTAGTCATACTGGTGATGTTATGGACAACTATCATTTAAACAGTTTTGGGTATATGCAAAAGTATCACGATGTTGAGATGAAAGAAGAAAACTTTAACACACCTACAGAAGTTTATCATAAAATTCCAGAGATTGCAAAACTAGTAGATATATTTTCTCCAGACATTGGGCGTGTACATTTACTACGTATTGACCAAGGTGGATTTTTTCCACCTCATAGGGATTTTCACGGAACTAGTCCAGAGTACTTTAGATTGCTAGTTGTGTTTGGTAGATGTAGTCCTGAAAACTATGTCCAGATGATAGACGGACAGCCTCGATACCCCGAACCTGGTTATGTGTATTTTACAAACTTTCAACTAGATCACAGTGTGTTTAGTTTTAGTGATAATTTATACAGTTTAATTTTAACAGTTAAACTAAATGACCGTACACAGAAACTTATACTAGACAACACAATGGCAGAATGAAGTTAACATATCAAAATCCTGAAAAAGAAAACTGGTTCCTTGTTAGTTGGACACTTTCTAACAAGTGCAACTATCGTTGTTCTTATTGTCCTGACCATTTGCATAATGGTAGTACAGGACAACCTCAATGGGAAACTGTAAAACGTTTTGTTGAAAATTTTAATGTACCAGGAAAAGATATTTGTTATAGACTAAGTGGTGGCGAGCCTACACATTGGAAACATTTTCTTGACTTGGCTAAACTTGTTAAAGATAGAGGACACACATTTAGTTTTTTAACTAACGGTAGCAAGAGTGCAGAATATTACAAAACAATATCTCAATACACAGATGGCTATATAATTTCATACCACCCTGAATATGCAGAACTAGATCATATTAAAGAAGTAATACAAGAAAGTTATTGTCCTGTATTTGTTAATCTAATGTTATCGCCAGAAAACTTTAATGAAATGTTTAACATTGCAGAAGAATTATATTCAAGCAGTGATAACGTTAGTATATGGCCTAAAATTATTTTAGATAAGTCTAACATAGATGCAATTACAAATAAACCAGCAAACTATACACAAGATCAATTAGACACAATTAAAAATTGGCCTTTCTTTACAAACCTTCCTGACACACATTTACACAGAGGAGAATTGCTGTTAGATGAAGTACCTGTAACTGCTAATGATCTAATTGCTAAAAATCAAAATACATTCTATGGTTGGAAATGTTGGGCCGGACTACATATGATTAATGTTGATATGTGGGGTAACATATATAGAGCAGATTGTAAAGAAGGCGGCGCATTAGGAAACATTGAGCGTTATAAGTTACCAACTGAAACAGTACAATGCGGTAAACAAGTATGTGCTTG